AAAAAAGGTTAAATGGTAAATAATTAAAACTATGAATAAGTACAAACAAAAAATGATTAACGACAGAGAGTTAATCTACGATGCAAAACAACAACTTCATAAGGCTGACAAAAAGTACAAGTCTGGAATTAATATGGCAGGAACTTCTATGGGTTCTTATGATAAACCTATGATGAAAGGTTCTTATGAAAAACCTATGATGAGTGGATACGAAAAGCCTATGATGAAGGGTGGGTATGATAAACCTATGATGAAGGCAGGTTGTCAAATCTCCAAGCATATGGGTGGCAGAGGTGCTGCAATGATGGGTAAAAAGTCTTGTAAATAGCAATGGCATTTAAACTGTCTAACCCTCCATACAAAAAAGAGCCTGTGCCTGTATATCACGCAGACTTAGGTGATGGTGTTCTTGGTCAAAGCAATAAGAATGGCACTATTGTTCTTAATGAAAAGCTTGACCCTAAATTTCACAAGGAAGTCATAAGGCACGAAATGGTTCACATTAATCAAATGTCACGAGGTGACTTAGATTATGATGACAAGAACATTTATTGGAAGGGTAAGGCATATTCAAAGAGTTCAAGGGGTGTGGCAATGGCCAGCCCTAAGAACTCTCCTTGGGAAGCAGAGGCTTATAAGAAGTCTAAAACTAAATATAAAGATAAAAAATACAATGTCTAAAAAATTTAAAGATACAAAGTTAGGTAAGTTTTTAGGTAAGACTGCTCCACATATATTAGATGTAGCTGGTGACTTACTGCCAGATGCAGGTGTTTTAGGTATTGTAAAAAACCTTGTAGAGAAAGACGAAAAGATTAGCCCAGAAGACAAGAAAGAGGCTTTAGCTCAAACTAAAGAAATGTATGAGTTAGAAATTAAAGACAGAGAATCTGCTAGAAATAGAGAGATTGAAGTTAAAAAAACTGGTGACAAAGACTTAATGATGGTTCTTACAGGTATTGTAGGTCTGTTATCATTTGTGTTTGTCATATATGCTGTAGTTTACGAAGAGGGCGTTTTAAATAATGACTTATTTGTTCACTTAATGGGTATGATTGAAGGTGTTGTAATTAGTAACATATTCGCATACTACTATGGCACTAGTTCAGAAAAAAAATAAAACATAGGTAACTATAAGTATATAGAAATACAATTTAATTTAATATGAATAGAATAGAAGACAAAGAGTTGGAGCAAATTAGAGAACAGCAAACTAAGCTTGCTCAAATTAAACAAGACCTTGGAACATTGGAAGTAAGAAAACATGAGGTAATGCAGGTTTTTTTAGATGTAAACAAAGAGGTTGAAGAAACAAAAACCGAACTAGAAAAGAAGTACGGTCGTGTTAACATCAATCTAGATGATGGTACATACTCAGAGATTGAAGAAGAAGTGGTTGAGTAATGAGTAGTGTTATAAGAAAAATTAGTATTGGTTCTGATTACAAGAATGACGCTATGCACTATTCCGTAGGGCAAAACGTATATGGAGGTCATCAAATATCTGATATTATATTTGAAGAGGAAGACGGTTCTTATAACATTCACATAGTGAAAGGTAAAGAGGTATTGCCCTGGAAGAAGTTTAACTGCAATATGGCAATATCTGTTGAGTACGATTTAGAGTATTAAATGAGAAGTGTACACGATTTTATTGTAAGACCAATTAATGGTCGATACAATAATACTGTTAAAGTTGACGATGTAGACCTCATCGTAAACACAAGGCTTGAGGAGTTTAAAAGCGTAAACAAGTTAGCAGAAGTGGTTGCATTGCCATTAGCTGTAGAAACTGATATAAAAGTTGGTGACAAGGTTGTTGTACACCACAATGTATTTAGAAGGTTTTACGACATTAGAGGTAATGAAAAAAACAGTAGAAGCTTTATAAAGGAAGATATGTATGCTTGCTCCCCTGAGCAGATATATATGTATGGAGAAAATAAAACTCATCTCGACTATTGTTTTGTAAAACCAATACTTAACGATAGCATATTTTCTTTAGAAAAGGAGAAGCCACTTATGGGTGTTTTGAAGTATGGTAACAAAGGATTGGTTGAGCTTGGCGTTAACGAAGGAGACCTTGTTTCCTTCAGACCAACATCAGAGTTTGAGTTTGTTATAGATGGGGAACTATTATATTGTATGAAATTAATTAATATCGTTGCTACCTATGAATATAAAGGAAACGAAAAAGAATATAATCCAAGCTGGGCGAAGAGCTGTTGATGAGCTTATTAAAGTTGCAGAAGAAGCTATAGTGGACTCAGGCGATGATATATCTGCTGACAGGTTAAAGAATGCAGCGGCTACAAAAAAGCTTGCCATATTTGACGCATTTGAAATACTTCAACGCATCCAAGATGAAGAGGATATTCTGAACGACAAGCCTAAAGAAGAAGTAAAGAAAAAAGAATTTAAAGGTTTTGCAGAAGGAAGAGCTAACTCAAAGTAAGTCATACACCCAGACCCTATATAGGGTGTTAGATGACCACATAAAGCCTTCCACCATAAAGAAAAAGAACAGGACTAAGTCTTGGAAGTATGGTTACGATGAAGAGTTTGATGTAGTTGTAATTAGCAATACTGGTCAAATAGGTGAGGTGTATGAAATACAGAACCTAAAGATTGCATTACCAAAAGAATTTGACACTTACAAGTTCAAGGATAATAAATGGAAACAGATAGAATATCCAAAGGAGCTTCAAAGAATAAAGACAATATTTGACTGGAAAGAATATCCAGAAGAGTTTAAAGAAAAGTGGTACGATTACATTGAAGAAGAGTTTAAAAGAAGGGAGAACGGATTTTGGTTTATTAATAAAGACAAACCTACTTACATTACTGGTTCTCATTATATGTACTTGCAATGGTCAAAGATTGACGTTGGACAGCCAGACTTTAGGGAAGCAAACAGACTCTTCTATATATTCTGGGAAGCTTGCAAGGCTGACTCAAGGTGCTTTGGAATGTGCTACCTTAAAAATAGACGGAGTGGATTCTCCTTTATGTCGTCTGGAGAGACAGTCAATCTTGCTACAATATCGGTTGACTCAAGATATGGAATACTATCAAAGTCAGGCCCTGATGCTAAAAAGATGTTTACCGACAAGGTTGTACCAATTTCAGTCAACTACCCATTCTTCTTTAAACCTATACAAGATGGAATGGACAGACCCAAGACTGAACTTGCGTATAGAGTACCAGCATCAAAGTTTACGAGAAGGAAACTTGACGTTAACGAAAAGCAAGAAGATATTAAAGGGTTGGATACTACTATTGATTGGAAGAATACAGGTGACAACTCCTATGATGGAGAAAAACTAAAGTTACTTGTACACGATGAGTGTTATCATCCAAGCACTGAGATTATGGATGAAAACATGGACTTTAAACCAATAAATGAGTACAATATTGGAGATAAGGTTACAGTTGAAGGTGGGGTGATTAAAACAGTGGTGAAGAAGACTGAAGGTTACGCTGATTCTTATCTGATAAAGCAGCCATACGGAAAAGATTTCATCGTTACGGAAAATCACAGGCTCGTACTTAACGAGTATAAAAAAGGAGAGGTAGTATTAACGGCTAAGGAGTTTTTTGAATCTTCAAAATTCAGAAAGAAACATCTTACAAGAGTCGTATCTACAGGTATCGAAAGGGAAGATGTTTTTAACGGTATTCCACCATACTTGCTGGGGCTTTGGTTGGGTGATGGTAGATATTCTGCAATGTCTATAATTGTGAATCAGGATGAAGAACCAGAGATACTCCACTATTTAGGGAGGTTGGCTGAAATTATGAATGTTGATTTTGACATTATAAATAGAGATGAATGTAAGGCTCATGTGGTCGAGTTTAGATTCAAGGGCATAAACGATGAGTTAAAAAAAATAGGTGTTTACAAGAACAAGCACGTTCCAGAACAGTATATGAAGTCATCTATAGATACAAGGCTTCAGGTTTTAGCAGGGCTAATAGATACGGATGGGTATTCTGACAAGAAAAAAGGATGTGTAGAAATAGGCATGGCAAATAAGACGCTTGTGTCTCAAGCAAGGGAAATAGCTCTTTCTTGCGGGTTGTCTTGCTCAGAGGTCAAGCATAGTAAATCAAACTTCGACACTGATACGTATAGAGTAAGCATTTCAGGAGACCTTGCCAGAATACCTATTTTGACAAAGAAAAAATCCTTTGGTGACTACAAGCCAAAAACAAGAGGAAGAAGAAATAAGGTCTCCATTGA